CAGTTTGTTTAACGCTTTGTTTTCGCATTATTCCTAATGCAGTTTCAAGGATTGTTCTGCCAGCTTCATAGTCTACCAAGTTTCTTGCTATTTTATTAGTTGGTTGTTTACCTTTGTATTTATAAAAATCGTAATCGTGAAACTCGCACAATCTTTTAACTTCATTTATCCCTTGACCTATACCAATAGGTGGTCTTTCTTTTATATTGTTTGGTAGATTAAAATTGCACCAATACAAATGTCTACCTCTTTTTTTTGCTGGAATTAATGGCGTATAAAAAGGTATAACATTTTCAACTACATACTTACCATCAAAAAAATTATCTAAAAATATTACTTCTTGATAAAGTTTCATATCTGGGTACTTCATTTTAATTGTATTCTTGTTACTTGTAACTAATCTACTATGTGTTGGACAAGGTGGACTACTCCAGATAAAATCAAATTCTTTGTAATAATCTAATAAGTATTGGTGTGCGTCTGCTACTATTACTTTATCTTTTGGAAAACGTTCTTGGTATAGCCTCGCTAGTTCCTCATCCCATTCTACGGCAGTTACTTCTATATCTTCTTTTACTTCGTTCCACTTGTACCTATTTCCACCTAGACAAGCATATAAATTTAGTATCTTCATAGTTCATATATTGTATAATCTATTATTTTAAAACCTAAAGAATTTAATCTTTTTGTTTCTATTATATCGTACTTTTTGCCTTTTGCAAATCTGTTTGTTATAGCTATTCTTCTAAAATGTTTTAACCAGCTTTCTGCTACTGATTTTGTTGTACAACTTCTTATTTTTTTCACGACAAGAAAGGGTTTTTAACTGGGTTTCTTAATTTAGGTGCTGATGTTTCTTCTATTTGGTTTTGTTTCTTTCTGCTCTTTACAAGCAACAAGAACGGTTTTATTTTTGTTTCTATTAGTTCTTTTATTAGTTCGGTGTTTAAGTCTTTTAAATCGCCTAGTATTGCTTCTAGTGCAGTTTTAGTTTCCTTATCTACCATCAGTACCTTTTCTTTTATTTCTATTACCTCTAGCTTTCTAGCTGATAAATCGTATTCGTCTATTATTTCGTTACACTTTATCGCATCGTGATTGTAGATTCTATCTATTGAATGTATGTGGTAATGTACGTTATCGTGTTGCAGTTGTAGGCTATCTCCTATTTCTTGTAAACCGTACCCTAACTCTCTGGCTAGGTAACATAATACTTTTTTAGGATATACTATATGCCTTTTTCTACTTTTAGTTATTAGTTTTGTTCTATACTTATCGCTTACTACTTCTACTAATTTTCTTAGTTCCATATTATAATATTCCAGTTAAACAATAATTATCAAGGTCTGCGCCGAACACGAAGAACTTTTCGTATAAGTCTAATGCCTTTTCTACCTTTTCTTCTCCTTTGTAATAAAACTCTTCAGAGCATTCAAATATACCAATATCTAAACTTCCCTTATCTAATGCTATAAACTTAAATTGGTCATAGGTTTTATTAAACAACCTACAATACAAATAACATTGCACATCGTAACCATATCGTTGAGAACTATGATAAAAGTTATCTATACCACCACTTGTGGTTTTTAAATCTACTATCCTATCGTGAGCAATTACATCTGCCTTACCTCTAAATGGATATTTGTTATCTAAATATTCTATCTCGCCTATTGCTGGTACTTCAAACTCGCAATCTGTTATTAATTGTAATGCGTGTTCGTTCCTCAAGAATGCATCTGCTAAACGTTCTGCATCGTTCTTTTCTTTCATTGTAAATACCCTACCAAACTCTTCTTTAGCTTCCTTAAACTTCTTAGTGTTCTTTGATTGAACATCTATAAACCTTTGAGCAGTAAATACATCTGGCTCAAGTATTGCAGTATGGAATAACCAGCCATCTCGTAAAGGTTGTGAATCTGGACTACCATACTTTAATGAGTAGTAATATGTTTTAGGACTTGATAGAAGTTGTTTAAGGCTACTACTACTTAAAGCTAATTGGTTTAGTTCTCCGTAGTAGAAGTTATCATCACCCATCTTTTTTAGTAGTTCCTCTTTATCGTAGATATTACCATCTAGTAATTTAATCATCTTTGAATGTTTTATAAATTAAATAAAATGCTATTGCTAATACTATATATTCCATAGCATTAATAAATTAAATATGTTTAAGCCTATAACTATACAAGCTAATATTAGTACTGTATAAACTACTACTCTCATACTATATTCTTTACTTTTCATAATCTTAATTTTTTACAAATGTTCCGTTAATCATTTTACCTTTACGATCTGATATTTCATTATAAGCATCATTAATACAATTTTCTATAGTAACTCCTTCCATATAAGCTAAGTTAGTTAATACTACAACCATATCACCAATAGCATCATATATTTCAGCATCATCTCTTTTTAATAATGCTTGAGCTAATTCACCAGCCTCTTCCATTAATTTAATATATTGAGTATTAGAATCTCCTTTTTTGTATAAACCTCGTTCTTTGGCCCAATTTCTAATTTTATTAAAAATTATATATTGATCATTAATTTTTTTAGAATCCTCTAAAACTTCATAATAATTTTTTAGACTATTTGTATAAATATATCTTTCGTCATTATTTTGAGATTTATAATTATTTTTTAAAATAAATTTTTTTATTTCATCATCTACAGGTATTATAAAACCATCGTTTAATTCTATTACTACAGGTAGTATAAAATTATCTAGTTCTTTGTTAAATGTTTTTTTAAATGTAATAGTGTGATCCGTAACGTGTATCATTTTTTTTGTTTTTAAATTATTAATAGTTTCTTTGTATGTTCTTATATCTTTTTTATAACCTAGCTTATTTTGCCACTCTAATTCTAGGACAGACGCCTTGTCAATACAATTTGTTTTATCTAGTATCTCATAATCATAATACCCTTGCTGTTGTGTTATTCTTTTAAACGGGTTATTTGTGCAACCTACTTTTTTTCCCTTTATGTGGTAAGTATAATACATATTATTTTATTAATTCTGCTTTTATAAACTTATTGTGATTATAATCTATTAAAGAATAGTTTTTGTATTTACCTTGTAAAGTTGGAAGTTTATAAATATTTGCTTTATTGTATTCAATAACTTGAGACGTGTGCGATTCATAAATATGTGCGTCAGCTAAATTTAAACCTAAAATTGAAGGAATTAAATTACACTTATCAGCTATAGTTTTTAAAAATAAAGCACCCACTATTATATCGTATGGTAACCCCAAAAATAAATCAGAACTCCTAAAATGCATTGTCATATTTAACTTATCATTAACCCGCACAAAATTAAATTGAGTATAGCAGCAGGGGAGCGCTTGATCTTTTAAGTCTGTAGGATTCCAAAGTGTTATTAAAGCTCTACGCGAGTTATTTTTAATTTCATTTATAACATAATCTATTTGATCAAATAAGCCGTTAAAATGCTTTATTTGATACCCGTACACTTTACCTAAACTATTATTTGTAGCAAAATCATCCCACCAAAATATATTGTGTTTATGTAAAAACTCAAGGTCTGTACGCCCTTCATATATCCACTTAAACTCTGCTAATGCTTTTTTAAAAAATAACTTTTTACCGGTTAATACAGGAAAACCTTCTTTTAAATCTATATTTAAACATTTATTAAATTGTTTATATGTCTTAATTCCCGTACGATTTTCGCAAAGTTCCCCCTGCTTTAACGTTTCATTTAATAAAGTTTTATACTGCTTCTCAAATATACTACTCATAACCGTTATTTTTAAAGTTATCTAATGCGGCTATATATCCTACACAATCTAGCATTGTATCTTTTTTTGTATTGTATGCCATCCTTGATACTTTTAAAGCTATCATACATTTATAAAAATCTTCTGTAGTTATTTCTTTGTTACATAATTCAGATGCAACACAAGCAGCCTTAGCTATTGAATCATCAATATTGCCATACTGTCTTTCTTTTTCTTCTGCTCGATCAAATATAATTTTTTGAGCTTCTTTTAATATATTCATAACCCTAATTTTATTTTTAGTTTTAGTTGTTCTATTTGTAATTCTAATTTTTCTACTTGTGCATCTGATTTTCTGGCACGTTGTATGGCTCTATTCTTTTCTATTCGCATTTTGCTTAGTAGCTTTTTATTGATATCACATTCTATCTGTAAATGATTGTTGTGAGTGCCTATATGCTTCATAGCTTTAACGCAGTTCTTTAAATCGTTATTAGCGGGTTTGTTATCGTACCATTCTAATATCTTTTCTCCTAACCAATCAAAATATAATTGGTAGGATTGTCGTTGTAATACGTTCATAAGTTAAACGAAGTATTTAAGTTTAACTAATTCCCACCACGTTAGGTGCTGGTATTCTTTTTCTGTGAAGATATACACCCTACCGTTTATAGTTATAGCGTGTAATCCAGTTGCTAAAATCTTATGTTGTTTATTCATTATCGTAATTATAACAAGTTCTACTACAATATCCGTAATGTGATGCATCTGGTACACCACAACACTTACACTCTTCGTTTATATCGCTTTCGCCTATCGAATCTATTTGCTCGTAATAACTCATTCTACCATACCTATTAAATCATCATATACTTGCATTCGTGCATTATGAATAACTATATCCATTTCACGTTCTAGGTCTTGTAGCTTTTTAGACAACCATACATTATCGGTTGTACTTGCGTAGTCTTGTAATTGTTTTAGTGTTTGCATAATCTTTGTTTTAAATTATCAGCTTCATTGCTAATAATAACCAAATATAATAAATTATCTTTAATAAACAAATAATAAACATTAATTGTCGTTTATAATCCTAGCATCTTCTTCTTTTAAAAGGTAGCAAGGTTTCTTTAAACGCTTCTTAGTCCATAGGGTAGTATCTGGGCAATACATTTCT